GTCAAATTACAAATACAAACTTATTAATTTTAGAACAAGCTATTGGTGGTTTTACAACTTTTAACTTAACTAATGCCAATAGATCTTTAACTTTCACAAACGGTGCATTATCAAATGGTAAAAATGATGTTATTAAATTAACAGGTACCTTAGCAGCTAACAGAACTGTTAGTATTCCAAGTGGAATTGAAAAAGTTTATAACGTGCAAAACGCATGTGATCATGCTGGAAACACTTTAACTTTTAAAACTGCATCAGGTACAGGTGTTCTTTTAGCTGAAGGAAACAATTACGTATTATATTCTGATGGCACAAACGTTGTAAAATTATCTGAGCAAAGAAACTGGAGAGTAGTTTCAGCAGCTGAGACAGTTCAAGCAGGTGCTCAACTTTTAGTAAATACAAATGGTGGGGGAGTGACAATAACGCTTCCAGCATCACCTGCTACAGGAGACGAAGTTTCATTTGTAGATCAAGGTTATGATTTTAATTCTAATGCCTTGACTGTAGGTAGAAATGGTTCTAATATAGCTAATGCAGCAGCAGACTTAGTAGTAAATACTCAAGGTGCTGGTTTCTGTTTAGTATTCTCAGGAGATGCTACAACAGGTTGGACATATAAGGAGAAATAGAATATGGCAAATTACGAAGCAACTAAATACGATTTTAATGGAGCAAACCTTACAGGTATCGAAGGAATTCCTACGGCAACTATTGTGCCGTGGTCTGATAGTAGTATTCCATCAGGTTTCTTAGAATGTAACGGTGCAAATGTATCAAGATCAACTTACTCAGCTTTATTTGCAATCGTAGGTACAACTTACGGTGCAGGTAATGGTTCAACAACTTTTGGTTTACCAGACTTACAAGATAACGTTGCGATGGGTAAATCTGGAACTAAAGCTTTAGCATCAACTGGTGGAGCAAACACAGTTCAAACAACTGGAAACGTCGGTGGATCTACAGCAAACGCTTCTATTACAACAGCACAACTTGCATCTCACTCTCACGGAACAGCGGTTAGAGGACCACAATGTAGTCCAGGTGGTGGTAAGACAGAAGCAATTAACGGTAGTACAGGTAACACAGGATCCGGTGATGGACACTCTCACAACATGAGTGCGACTTTCACAGGTGATTCAACTTCAGTTGTACAACCATATTTAGCAATAATTTATATTATAAAAACTTAGGAGTAAAAATGGCAAGTAAAGGAACATGGTCTGTAATATTTGATGATAAAGTCGTTGTTAAAAAAACAGACGATATGGCATCAGAACCAATGGGTCATCGAATAGATGATGATGCTTTTTGGAGCCAAGCTAAGTTTAGTAACATTTGGGCTATTCAATATGGATGCCCTAATGCAGATGACCAAGTAGAACACAGAGATACTACACCTCACTGTAGTTATGCTGAAGCTAATTTAGGAGACTTCAATGATTTCATTACTAGATTTGATGCTGCTCATTTAGCAAAATTACAGTATGATTGGGACGTGTGGGAAGAAGAAGAATCTGTAAAAGGTCCAAGACCTTCTTCTTATTCTTCTAATCCAGTTTAATTATCTTAATAACATCCAAGAAGTTAATATATATTTCTCACCTGATAAGGGAGGATTACCTCTATGTAGGTATGGAAAACCTGCAGGCCAAATAACTATTCTACCTGCTTTTGGTTGAACTCTTTTAGAGAAGTGTAAAAATTCAGTTTCTCCTCCTTCTTTAACATCATTTAAATATATAGAAAAAACAAAAGCTCTAGGTTCATTAGCATATCCTGGACCATGTTCAATATGCCAAACATGATACCCTTCTGTTGGTAAAGTCTTTTGTATTTTTAAATCTGTAAAATAAAATTTGTTATCATTGTATGCACCATTTGCACCTGTTACTTTAAGATAATGATTCCATGCTATATCATAGTTTATCATCATTGATTTTAATCGCTCCCACCACACTTTTACATTTTGAGAGGTAGCAAAAAATTGTTGATCTTGTTTATTTAAAATAGATGAGTTTTCAAAACCTATTCTATTTATTGTATTTTTAAACTCATTCTCTTGTTCATATAGTTGTATAGCCCTATCACATTCCTCTTGTGTAATATAATTATCGTATACACCAACAAAATTTGTTATATTAACTGTCTTATCCATTACAATAATTTAGCTTTTTCTATTTGACTTTCATCTAATGTTTTAACAAATTTTTTAGGGTTTTCTAATTTTTTAACTGTTTCAGCATTAGGTTTCCATTCTTCTTTGTTTATAGTTTTGCCACCTCTGTCTCTTTTAGTTTGAAAAATAACAACGTAACTACCATCATGCGGTTTAAGTTTTTCTTTCCACCAATCTGGTTCTTTAATTGTATAGTGAGCATTTTTACCATTAGTTAAAACTTGTGTAGCTTCATAACAAGTAATTGTTAAAAATACTCTGTTACTATAATTAAATATATCTTGTAATACTTCTTCAACTTTATCTTCTTGAACATGTTCCATAACATCTATGCATATAACTAAATCATATTTACTATTAGGTTTAGTAGAGTATTGAGGAACTGCAGGGTCGTATGGAGTTATGTTTATGTCCATGGGAGATCCTGGAAGTTTTATATTGTTAAACAAAATGGGATGAAACTTTGCTTTACCACATCCATAATCTAAAATAGATTTAATATTATTTTGTTTAATTATACTAAATATGTTGTGTTTATATTCAGCTAATGCTTCTCCAACCCAATGCTCCGGATTGGCTGCATGATACTTTGTAGCTTCTAATAATGATTCATACATAATTTTTTTCTTTATATTCTTTGTAATGCTTATAACACAATTCACTAAATTGAGTCAAATGTAAAGCTTCTGCAAAAGTGTCCACCTTGTAAGCCTCAATACCATCATAACCCATTTCTTTTGCAATTTTAAATCGATAGTGTCCACAGTGAATCTCTTCATCTTTAAATACACCAGGAAATAATAGTCCGTCTTTTTCCATGTACTCACGCACAGTATTTAAATGATCGGGGTCATAGTCTATTTTGTCTTGTAAACTATCAAAATTTATATATGATAGCTTGTCGGGAAACCAAACTATTCTCGCTTTCATTATATTCATAACTATATTATAGTAGATTATATGTTACAAAAATTAAAATTCAAGGCAGGTTTCAATAAACAAGATACGGAATCAGGGGCAGAGGGTCAATGGACCGATGGTGATTTTGTAAGATTTAGATATGGATTACCTGAAAAAATAGGTGGTTGGTTACAATTAACAGCTGCTCAAAAAACTATACCTGGAGCAGCCAGAGCTCAAGTTGCATTCTCTAGTTTTGCCGGAGAAAAGTATACAGCCATAGGATCATCGCAAGGATTATTCTTGTATTATGGTAATGACTTTTATGATATCACTCCTTTGGATACAGCGATTACAGGGTGCACATTAACAACAGTTAATGCTTCAAACACCATAACTGTAAATAAAGGATCTCATGGTTTAGCTGTAGGACGATATGTAACTTTGTCAGGTGTAACTGTTACCGGTGCATCTGATTTTACAGCAGCAGAATTACAACAAGTTTATGAAATTTTAACTGTTCCTGATATAGATAAATTTACAATACAAGCCTCTCGAGCAGAAGGTGGATCAGGTATGACTGCAGCAGGAGCTGCAACTGTTAATCCATATGTTGAAGTTGGACCAACGACACAAACCACAGGATTTGGTTGGAGCACATCTACATGGGGAGCTTCTACTTGGGGCACAGCTAGAGCTACAAGTTCTGTAACCCTAGATCCAGGAAACTGGAGTCTTGATAACTTTGGTCAAGTATTAGTTGCAACTATATTTAATGGTAAAACTTTTACATGGAATGCAGGGGCAACGAACGCTAGAACAATCAGAGCGTCACAAACCACATCGAATTTTCAAACTACAAACAATCCTAGCAAAAGCAGATTTACGTTAGTCTCAGATCGAGACAGACATTTATTTCATTTTGGAACTGAAACGACCATAAGTGATCCTGCAACACAGGACCCTATGTTTGTAAGATTTTCTAATCAAGAAGATTTAAATACATACACACCAACGGCTACTAACACTGCAGGTACTTTTAGATTAGATACCGGTAATGAAATAAGAGCAGCTATCCAAGGTAAAGATTATGTGTTTGTTATAACTGATTTGGCTGCATACGTAATTCAATTTGTTGGTCCACCATTTACATTTAGTGTCAGACAAGTTGGTACTAACTGTGGATGTATTGGACAACATGCAGCGACCTTTGTTAATGGTGCTGTATTTTGGATGGGATCTCAAGGTGGATTTTTTGCATTCGATGGTACAGTAAAATCATTACCTTCACTTGTAGAAGATTTTGTATTCAGCACTGACGGAGATAATCTTGGATTAAATTTTGATTCAAGAGATGTTATCTTTGCAGGGTCAAATAATTTATATACAGAGGTAAATTGGTTTTATCCAAAAGATGGATCTGATCAAATTGATAGATGTGTAACTTATAATTATTCTGAAGATTGTTGGACAACATCTTCTCTAGATAGAACGACATATCAAGATCAAAGTGTATTTGATAATCCTTATGCAACAGATTATGATGATTCATTAACACCTGTGTTTCCTGACATACTTGGAATTACAAATAAATATGGTGCTAGTATTTATTATGAACATGAACAAGGAACCGATCAAGTCAATAGTTCAGGTACAACTTCTATAGATGCATTTATAAGATCTGGAGATTGGGACATAACATCAAGACGTAGTGCTCTTGGTCAACAAACAGGTGTTGCAGATTACAGAGGAGATGGTGAATTTTTTATGGCTGTTAGACGATTTATACCTGATTTTAAATATCAAACAGGTAATGCTAAAGTAACTTTGTTAGTTAGTGCATATCCAGACGATGTAGCTGTGAGTTCACCACTTGGACCCTTTACAGTTACGTCAACAACTGATAAGGTGGATACTCGAGCCAGAGGAAGACTTGTGTCTGTCAAGATAGAAAACGATGGCACAGGAGAAACCTGGAGATATGGCACACTAAGATTAGACGCACAACCGGACGGAAGAAGATAATGTCGATAGATAAAAAGATAAGTTACGTAGCACAAGACGGAGTTAAGAATTATGTTAAGAACTCTGAGTCTGTAACTGTTCCTAAAAAATTCAAAGCTAGAAAGAATGCACCAGCAGTTAAGCTTGCATATATTACAGATGCTGAAGCTAAGATGTTAAAAAAGAAAAAGAAAGGTACACCGCACAAAGGACCAAAAGGTATACCTAGTTATGACTCTTTTGATGCAGATGGTGATTTTACATCTGGAACTGCGATGAGTGCTATGGAAACAGGTAGTCAAGATGCTGCAGATAGAAAAGAAGTTCAAGCAAGTAATTATGGAGGGCCACAAGGTTTTGCCCCAGGAGCTAAGACTCAAAAAGAACAGGATATAAGATCTTCTTTTATTGCAGCAGGTGGTGGACAGAGAGTTAACCCAGGTTTTTTTGATAGTAGGAATGTTGTATCACCAGCTGAGTTAGCAGCGGCTAAAGCATTTGATCCCATTGCATTTAGAAAAGGTAGAAATCAAGGTTTGTTTTCTTTTCTTGGAAGTGGTGGAATACTTGGAAATCTAATCAGAGGTATTGGACAAAGATTAGGTTTTGGCAAAAAATTTAATCAACCAACATATGATATGAGTCAGTTTTCTGCATATGGATTAGGTGGTAGTCAGAATCCAGTATATTACGATGATTTTACTAATGAGGGTTTATTAAGTCTTACAGAAAATGTAGTTAAAGATACTGGTGATCAAGCAGAGATAGAAAAAAAATATGGAGAATATTTAATGGATGCTCCGCCAAATCCTTTAACACTAGAACAATTTAAAAATGCAGTAGAAGCTAGTAAAAGAGAAGGTAAATTATTTTTAGAAAGTAGATAATGGCTAAAGTAACAAACTATATACCTGAACCAAAACAAGAATACGATGTAGAAAATCAAAGACAGATACTAGAATCTCTAACTACACTACAGAATCAATTAAACTTTTCTTTTCAACAAGACTTGAAAAATGAACAGGATGCATTTAATTACTTTTTATCATGAGTATAAATTATAAAAATTCTAGTGTCATATTGACCAATACAAATATGACTACAATTTTAAACATAGCAACTACCGCAGTAGCTATCGTAAAGTCTGTGTATATATCTAACAACAGCACCGGAGCTGTAACCGTAAACTGTGATCTTAGAGACAGTTCAGCAAGCACAGATATAGAGTTTTTTAGAAAGGATATACCAGCAACCAGCACTATTAATGCAACAGAACAGGGCTTGAATTTAGAAGAAGGAGATGCTATAAAAGCTCAAGCAGAAACTGCAAACAAACTAGAAGTAGTTGTCAGTTATGCATTAATAGATAGACAGAATGAAAATGGATAATTTACCAAAGATAGATTGTACAACGGTAGTTGTATATAGAAATACAAAAACTGGTGAAACATATAAAGAGAAGAAAGAAGGACCTGATATTGTACAAGATGTAACTGTGCATGTAACTAATAAAGGTTTAGAAGTCTTCCAGAAAGTTATGAATGAAACTAAGAAACCAAAACCCTAAGGGTGGAACAGAATTACAATTTGAGTATTTAGAAAAATACGTCGATAAAAATTTATTAGATCAAGTACAGATCTGTACTTCGGTGCCAGAAAAAATACCATTGCATCCAACCAAACCAAACATACTTTGGCAAAAAAATTCTTACGATCAACCTAACCTAGCTCCCTGGTTTAACAATCCTGCCAATCATAATAAATACGACTGGTATGTTTTTAATTCACATTGGACGTACGAAAAGTTTAGAGATCATTTTAAAATACCTACAAACAGATGTGTAGTTATAAAAAATGGTATTGATAAAATAGAACAAGCTAAACCATATGTAAAAGGTCAACCTATAAGGATAATACATCAGAACACACCTTGGCGTGGTTTGTCTGTATTATTAGGGGCAATGCAATTAGTAAAGAATCCTCTGGTTACTTTAGATGTATATTCATCTACAGAAGTTTACGGTAAACAGTTTTACGATCAAAATGATCATGAGTATAAAGAGCTTTACGAACAAGCAGAAAAATTACCTAACGTAAATTATATTGGTTACAGACCTAATCAATATATAAAAGATAATTTAAAAAATTATAATATGTATGTTTATCCTAGTATCTTTGAAGAAACATTTTGTATATCATTACTCGAATGTATGGCTGCAGGTTTATATTGCATCGTCAATGACTTTGGTGCTTTATATGAAACAGGAGCAGAGTTTCCAATGTACATACCATATGATTCTAATCACAGAGCAATGGCACAGAAGTTTGGTTTTGGTATTGAACAAGCTTCACATACGTTAGATCAAAAACAAATACATGATCATTTAGATTCTCAATCTAGATACGCACATATTTATTACAACTGGAATAAAGTATCTATGCAATGGACAACATTTTTAAAAGGAGTCATTAGTGCAAAATCCCAATAAACCTATCTGGTTTAACGACGATACCTATCAAACAATTCAACAATCTAATACGCGCACAGAAGTAATAGATCTGTCTGAACCAGCTGATAGATCACCACATAGAATTATGGTTTGCACACCTGTGCATAGTGAGTGTTCGATTCATTACACACAAGCATTATTAAAATTTCAACAAGATTGTTTTTTAAGAAAGATGTTAGTTAGTTTTACTTTGATGAAATCGTCTTTGGTTACACAAGGTAGAAACCTATGTGTTGCTGAAATGTTAAATCATGAAGATGGATATACACATTTATTATTTATAGACTCTGATATTGACTTTGATTTTAGTACAATTGAAACAATGTTAAAAGCTGACAAAGATGTTATTGCATGTCCATATCCTATGAAGTCATTAGACTGGGACAAGATATTTCAAGAAAAAGATAAAGCTCAAAACAAAGATCAACTAAGAAGACCTGGATATACGTTTCCTATTAAACTAGAAGATCAAAATGCCATACATTCTAGAGATGGTATTGTAGAAGCAACTCATGCTCCGACCGGTTGTATGTTAATTAAAAGAACCGTATTAGAAAGTATGATTAAACATTACCCTGAGTTACAGATATATCAACCTACTAATATTAATGGTAAAGAGGTTAAGAAACCAAACTTTTATAACTTTTTTGACACGATACATGATCCAAGCACCAAACGTTATTTTGGTGAAGACTTTGGTTTTTGTCAAAGATGGACAGATATGGGTGGTAAAGTATATCTATATATCATGGATTATATAACACATGTGGGTGAGCATCAGTTCTGTGGTAGGTTCTTTGACAACTTAAAACAGGTTGACGATAGTAAAAAAATCAAATAAAGTGTGATATTTCAGGATAAGTACGCCTGCCCTATAAACTAAATTTAGACAAAATTATGGCAATAACAGATACTAAACAAGCAAAAGATTTCACAGCAGGGGCACCAAAGATAACATTAAAAGGTGATCTAACACCTACTAAAATAGCTTCTATGGATGAAAATGAAAGAGAACTTATGAGACTTGTAGAAGAGTTTATGGAACAAGGTTTTAGTCAACAAGAAGCAATTGATGCTGCTAAAGATGAACTTGAAAGAAAATCAATTGATTACATGGCTGATGGCGGTAGAGCACAATACGGTTTAGGTAGTCTTGTTAAGTCAATTAAAAAAGGTGTTAAAGGTGTATTCAAAGGTGTAACTGGTGCAGTTAAAGATAATCCTTTGCTAGCAGCAGCTGCTTTGAACTTTGCACCTATGCTTATACCTGGAGGAGCTAGCACTTTTCTTGGTGGAAAAAATGCTATGTTTAAGTTAGGTAGCTTATTGAATTTAAAAGAGGGTGCTGATGCAATGAACGCTCTTAAAGTAGGTGGAGCTGGTGCAGCTATCACTGGTTTATTGTCTAGTATGGAAAGACAAGAAGGTGAGTCAGATATGGATTTTGCTCAAAGAAAACAACAAGTAAAAGATCAACTTGATGTGCAATTTAGAAGATTGTATCCTCAAGGTGGTAACGAATCTGATGACGATTACAACATAAGAATAAGTGCATTAGTTGAAGGAGCTGATGATCAGACTGTGCCTGTAGGAAACATGGCTGAAGGTGGTAGAGTTAGCCGTGCATTTGGCTCTGATGAGATAGTGGAGCAAGCATCAGGCATCGAGGGCCTACCAATAAATGTAAATTCTAAAGGTGTTAAAGAATTAGATTTAAGAAAAACAGGTGGATTTATACCGCCAGTTGGTGTAAAAGAAAAAGCAGATGATATCCCAGCGATGTTATCCAACAACGAATTTGTATTTACTGCTGATGCAGTTAAAGCTGCAGGGGGTGGTAGTGTCAATAAAGGTGCTCAGAGAATGTATGATCTTATGAAAAACCTAGAGAGTCGAGTAGTATAATGGCAGAAGTTTCAACAGTACAAAATTTACCAGCACCGTTTATTGAAGCGGCCGGTAAAACATATTTAGCAGATCTACAATCAGCTATAGGTGGATTAAAAAGTGCAGACCTATCTAAAGTTATGGGTCCACAGTTTGTGGCTCCAACATCTCAGATTACACAAGAAGCTCAAGCACTAAGAGGAGGTCTTGGTTCGTTTGCACCATTCTTACAAACAGCAGCAGGAACAACTGCACAGGCAGCTCAAACGGCTGGACAAGCAGGTCAGTTTATGGGCCCACAAGCCTATCAACAATTTTTATCTCCGTTTCAAAAAGATGTTATTGATACAACTTTAAAAGAATTTGATGTGCAAGCAGCTAAAGGTATACCAGCAATAGCTGCACAAGCTATAGGTGCTGGTGCATTTGGTGGTGGTAGAGAAGGTGTTGCAAGGGCAGAGTTTCAATCAGCAAGCGACAGGAACCGAGCAGCATTACAAGCACAATTATTACAACAAGGTTTTGGTCAAGCTCAAGGAGCTGCTGCTCAAGCATTTGGTCAACAACAAGCATTGGCACAACAACAACAAAATTTAGCATCACAGTTTTCAGGTTTAGCTAGTCAAGCGCCACAATTATTTGGTCAACAGATATCTGCGTTGGGTGCATTAGGAACACAACAGCAAGCCCAAGACCAAGCTCTTAGATCTGCTCAACAACAGTTAGCTTTTGCACAACAAAATCAACCATTAAATTTAGCTCAACAATTAGGTCAAGGAGTTACAAGTTTAATAGCTGGATACCCAGCACAATTCCAAACTCAAGTTACGCCTTCACCTACACCGTTACAAACAGCATTAGGAGCTGGAGCTACATTAGCAGGAGTATACAGGGCGTTTAACTAATATGAGCACAACATTTAAAAGACCTATGTTTAGAAAAGGTGGTACTGCCGGTGGTGGTATCATGGATACTGTTGTTGAAAGAGGACAATACGCTGACAGTAATGCTAAAGATTTTAAAGGTTTATCTATCGGTGAAAAAATAAATTTAGTAGAAAGTCTTGGAGGTTCAGATGAGGGTCTTGGAGATCCATTAACACAATTCTTATTACAGGTTGGACCAAACATAGCTACTTCAACTGGTAAAGGTGGATTAATTCCAAACATACTAGAAGCTACAAAAAAACCTGTGGCTGATTTAATTACAGCTCAAAGAGCTAAAAAGAAAACAAGACAAGCAATTGGTTTAGAGTTTATTAAAGATTTATCTGATGATGATAAAATAGCTTTACAAGAAAAAATAGAATATCTAATGTCACCAGAGGGTGGTGGATTTAGTAAACAAGAAGCATTTAATAGAGTGTTACCTGAGTTTAGAAAAAAGAAAGATCCAGCAGAACAACTTAAAGTAGATACAGATGACACTATTGATAGTATTATAAAATCTACATCAAATAGATTTGGTGTTCCTAAGATAGATAGAGTGCAAGGTGAAATTCTTTTTGACAATTTAAAAAACTTACAGAAAGCAAATCCAGAGGCGTATAGTATTTTTGTTGGAGCAAAGTCTGGTAGTAAATATGTTTTTGGTAGTAGTGAATATAAAGCAGACACCGGAGAAATTAACGAAGACTCTGTCTTAACAACAATACCAGATGGTTTTGTTATATACGATATTGAAAAAGGTAAATTCCTTAAGAAACAAGGTAATAAAGTTATCGGATTGGAGTAGACCATGGCTGAACCAAGCTGGTACGATTTTCTTATACCTTCAGAAGAAACACGAGAAGCAATCATAAAAGGTATTGAGGCAGGTAAAAGAGACGTTCGTATCTTAAAAGAAGAAGGACCTGAAGCTTTAGAACTAAGACGTAAAGAACAAGAGTTTATAGAGTTAGGTCATGATGATGAGACCGCATCTATACTTGCTAAACAAGCAATAGAAAATGATCCAAGAATAAGAATAATTCCAAAAGATTTTAATATTATTGGCGATGCAAAAGCATCTACAGTTGAGACAGAAGAAACAAAAACAGAAGAAGTTAAAGATATTAAAAAAGTAGATTCTGTTGGATTAGGTGACAAAGACGATTACGAGGTGGGCCTAGGTCAATCGTTAACTGGAGCTGCGGTTAGTGCTGCTATTAAATTTCCAAAAGGTATAATTAATTTTGGAACACTA